GTGATCGTTCACACATTGCCTCGCCAAGTGCATACGCTGTTGTTATGGGTAACGGGTGAACAGTTAGTAACACATAGGGGCAGTTATTTGCCCCTTTTTGTTGTTACTTAGGCGCGCCGAGCGAACGGGACTCCTAGCACATTTTAGTCTACAAACGTTTCCCAGCGACCTCTAAATATTAAAAAGGGTCCCCCTGATATAGAAAAATTCCCCCAGAAAAAAATGGAACAAAAAGTCACTTATAAAAAACCCGATGGAACCTTACAAGAGGTTCATTTTGACGACTTCGATTCCTTTGCTGATAGCATGGAAGGTGTCGCTCAGCAATATTATGCTGGACTTCGCCCTGACGTTGAAGTAGAGACAATCTATAGCGATGGATTTAAAGTAACTGAGAGAGTAACAAATGAATCAGATAGAGATGGAGCTCAGTTCCTTTCGGAATGAACTAAAAGTAATCAAAGCAAAACTATCACAGATAGAGTTTCCTTTCAAGTTCATGTATCGACCACCGAGGGAAGAGAAGCACAAGAATATCTGTCAGTACCTAGATAGTATTGACGAACGTTTATGTAGATTAGAGGAACTCAATGGCATTACCAGCGATACCGAAAGCACTAGGAGTTGATGCTATTGATGTACCGAGTGTTGAACCACCCGGATGTACGTATCCTTCAGCACCTGTAGGACCATCTACATGTCATACATCACCAAATGTACTCGTTGGCGGTACTGCTGCTATTTTCGTAACGCCTGGTAGAGTTGCTACAGCTGTATCAGGTACATCACCGAATCCATTGCTAGTACCGATTTGTGCCATTCCTGTGCCACGATTAGTTGTGACTACACCATATGGCAATCAAACGGTTCACATCAATGGTCAACTCATAGGGGTATCACCAGGGACGAATGCTCAGATCACTGCTGGAGGCACTCCTAGGGGCATTATAGGACCAACCCAGTGGGCAAAGGTATGTATTGAAGCATACACTGTACGTAACTAAAAGAGTGCCACTCTGAGAAGAAGGCGCTGAGAACCTCTTGACGATCCGAAAGGATCACTGTATAATATTAAAGTAACCAAGGAGAGATTATGGCAAAACGACCGTCTTTTACAACTAACGGAAAACTGATCGAGTCGAAACCGAAGAAAACTCGTCAAGGATGTGGACAGCATACGAAGTACGCTTCTACAAGTCGTAACAAAGCCCGTAAGCGTTATCGTGGACAAGGGCATTAATATTACTAAGGTCCTTAAGGACCTTTTTTTATGTGTTAAATATACATAAAGGGATAGCAACCCCTTTAAAAGTTCTGTTTTCACTTTACAGTAAAACAGATGGCAAACCACCCAGTAGATAAAAGCGAAGAGTTTATTAAGTCAGGAATGACTTTGATTACAGATCGAGCATCTGATCGTTATTTAAAATCAACAAAAACTAATATTCCACCAGAAGATAGGATGTCCAGACCATGTGGAGGCAAGGGTGGATTTGATGATTATGTAGAAAGGTGGCATTGAGACAGATAAATAAATGAAAGCAACCTTATTTCTCAATGCCCATTAAAGTCAATACTTTTAAAGACTTTAGTTTAACCTTCAAACCTCATCCTATTACGGGTGATTTACAGGTTGCAAAAGATGAGAATGCGATCAAACAATCAATCCGTTCACTTTTGCTTACCACCAAGAGTGAACGGTTATTTAATTCTGATATTGGCACTCGATTAAAAGAAGTATTATTTGAACCTTTAGATTTTGCTAGTGCTTCTCTTGTGGAAACAGAGATTCAGACAGTTCTGGATAGGTATGAACCTAGGATCACCGTCATTAGACTTGACGTGTTCCCAAATCAAGCAGAAAATGGTTATGAAGTAGAACTAGAGTATGTTATTACCGGTAGTGAAAAAAGATTAACAACCGACTTATTCCTAGAAGCACTAAGTTAAAATGGCATCTTATGTACAACTAGCAAATCTAGATTTTGCTGAGATTAAAACAACATTAAAAGAATATCTAAGATCACAGTCTGATTTTACAGACTATGATTTTGAGGGATCTGCTATTAGTGTTTTACTAGACGTATTAGCTTATAACACTTATTACACAGCATTCAACACCAACATGGTGGCGAATGAACTGTTTTTAGATTCTGCTACATTAAGAGAGAATGTAGTTTCGTTAGCGAAGACCATTGGATATCAACCAAAGTCGAAGCGAGCACCAGTATCATATGTTGACTTCGGCGTTAACTTTACTGGATCTTCTCCTGGTTCCATCTCATTGAAGAAAGGAACGGGATTTACCACAGTTTTTGACGATACATTATATCAGTATGTTGTTGCTGATGACATCACGGTTCCTGTAACTGCCGGATTTGCTTCTTTCGAGGAAGTACCGATTTATGAAGGAAAGTTAATCACCAACACCTATACTGCTAATACTGCTTCGTCGAATCAAAGATTTATTATCGACAACAGCAGAGTTGACACAAATACGATTCGCGTAAGGGTATACGAGAGTGCTCAGTCAACCAACTTTCTTGATTACGAATATTCCAGCAATATCCTGAATGTAGATTCCGAATCTGCTGTTTATTTTGTAGAAGAGACTGATGATGAGCGTTATGAGATCTTCTTTGGTGATGGAGTATTAGGATCATCCTTAGACAATGGAAACCTCATTGAGATTTCTTACATCATCACAAACGGTCCTGCCACGAATGGAGCAAGAACGTTCACATTTGCTGGTATTTTGGAAGATGCCAATGGATCTAGCAACTATCCCACTAGTGTTACTGTCAGTAAGATTGTTGCTTCCGATGGAGGAGAGGAAATCGAGACTATCTCTTCTATTAAGTACAATGCTCCCAAATATTTTGGCACCCAGGACAGAGCAGTAACTGCCGATGACTACGCTGCTATCATCAGAAACATCTATCCTTCTGTTGCCGACATTATCACCTACGGAGGAGAAGAGGAAGTAAACCCCGAGTATGGTAAAGTCAAGATTGTAATCAAACCAAAGAATACAGCAGTATTGTCGTCGTTCACCAAAAATCAGATCATCGAGAGGTTAAAACCATACATGGTTGCTTCGGTGACACCTGACCTTATCGATCCTTCTATTTTATACGTCGAACTGACCAGCAGAATCGCCTACAACAAGTCTATTACTACGGCAAGACCCGAAGACATCAAAAAGAAGGTAATCGCTGCTGTAGAGGACTACACTGCCCAATCAGACACCGAAAAGTTCAACGGTAAGTTTAGGTACAGCAAGTATGTCTCTGTGATTGACAATGCTGATAGAACAATCGTCTCAAATGAGACAACGGTGAAAATGAGAAAAGATTTCTATCCTATTCTCAACAGTAAGTCATATTATGAGATTTGTTATCAAAATAGATTTGCTGAATATTGTGGAGAACCCATCGTTCAATCGACCGGGTTTGTGGTTAGTGAATTCCCCAACAGGACTGTATATTTTGAAGATAACGATGGCAAAATCATCCTATATACATTAGGACAAGGTGGTGAAAAAGTAACTGTGAGAGATTCTATTGGAAGAATCGATTACTTAAAAGGAGAAGTTATTATTGACAACTTAACCATCATCAAAGGATCCTTCTTTGATAACAAGATTGAAGTCCGTGTTAATCCATTCAATAAAGATTTGAATGCTCTTCGTAATGTTTACCTGGATGTTGACATTACAAATAGTACGTTTACTACATATCCCGAGTAATCTTAAATGGCTGCTAAGACAAGAAATATCTCTACATTAATCGAAAGCCAGTTACCTGGATTCATTATTGAAGATTACGCTCAGATGAAGACGTTCATAGAGAGTTACTATGAACAGCAGGAGCTTCGTGGGCAGCCGTTAGACATTATTCATAATATTACGGAATATCGTAATATTGATTTCTATAGTAACAAAATCTTAAAGGAAAAGACTACTCTTGCCGTATCTGTTGCTGCAAATGATACTACCATTGTAGTTAGTGATGCTACTTCTTTCCCAGAAGTTAATGGATACATTCAAATCGACAATGAGATTCTATTTTATAAAGAAAGAACAGATACTGAGTTTTTAGAGGTATCGAGAGGTGTAAGTGGTAATAACACTCTCGGAGACCTATACAACAAAAGTAAGTTTGTCTCCACATCAGCGACAGCACACACACAAAATGCTGATGTTCTTAATATCAGCAATCTATTTCTATATGCTTTTGTAAGAAACTTCGAACGAGAGTATCTTGCTTCTTTCCCAGAGAAGTTTTTAAAGGGAGATGTTGACAAGAGAACTCTAATCAAAAATATTGGAGATTTCTACAGAGCAAAAGGAACTGACAGATCTATTCAGTTCTTATTCAAAACAATCATTTCTAGAGATCCACAAGAGAAGGTTAGTGTATACAATCCTAAGGATACTACACTAAAAGCGTCTACTTCTGATTGGATTTCTAGTTACACTTTAAAAGTCAAGGTACTATCAGGTGACCTTACAAAACTAGTTGGTGCTAAAATCACACAGGGTCAGAATAGTGCCGTTGTTGACAATGTTACGCCCGGAAATCTTATTCTAGCTCCAGAGTCTGTCGTTGGAGAGTTTAATATTGTTTCTTCGACATCTCTAAAGAAAGAACCTTTATTGGCAAGTTATGGTTCTGGTTACAAGGTTACTGTAGATTCCACCCAAGGTTTTCCACAGCAAGGAACTCTCACTATAGGATCTGCTACAATCGAATATCTCTCTAAGAGTGTAAATCAGTTTACTATCTCAAAGAGATCAGCAACAAATACTAACTTTGCTGTCGGAACACCTATTTACGCCGGAGATGTTGTAACTGGCACTTATGAAGGCGGAACTGTTAGATTCATCATTACTGGTGTAGTTTATAACCTCCTACCATCCAACCCAAAACCATATGCTTCGGCAGGTGACCAGATTCAACTAGTAGATACTTTTGATTCTATTTCCCCTGTCATCAAAAACACCCTGAATAATAATAGGTGGTTACTCAATCCCGACTACTCGGAACCAAATAGTATCCATGCCAATATTGATTTGGATGGGGTAGTTGCTGATGTAAGTGCTATTTTTGAAGACGAACAATATTTTTATATCTGTTCTTCCTCTTTCCCATCAAACTCCGACTTGTTAACACCTCAGGTTACTGTAAGTCTAGATGGTCAGGAAATCTTAAAGCTTATCAGAAAGCACCCTATTACCACCACCGAGGTTTACAGCACGGGCAACAAAGATGTTGGTATCCTCGTTGATGGTACTCCTGTCTATTCAAATAGATCTGAAGAAGAAGTAGTATACGGAAAGATAGAAACCATTACCCTCCAATCAAAAGGAAGAAACTACAAGGTTGCTCCCACTGTTCTTGTTAACGAACAACCTAATAAAGCAACTGCTGTTTTGGCAGGAGAAACTGTTTCCAGAATCGATCCAGTAGATTTTGACACTACTCTATATGAAGAAGATCCTACGATTAGAATCACTGCTGGAGAGGGGGCTATATTATCTGCTGTCGTAACAAACGGAGCGATTACTAGTATTAATGTTGATAATCCAGGTAGATATTATACTTCCCCACCAACTATTCTCATTACTGATCTCACCGGAAGAGGAAGTTTTGCCGAATATGAAGCGGTTGTCTCCAACGGGGAGATTGTAGAATGTGTCAAGATTACTGAAGGAAAACTATACAATCCTCAGTTTACTTCGGTAGTTGCTGTTGCTTCCGGTACTGGTGCTTCTGCTACAGCAAAAGTGAGACGTTGGGCGAAAAATAGATATAGATCTCTACAATCTGTTTTAGATACCAACAATGGATATGCTTTCCCTTCCAGAACAGGTAAGGTTGGGTATGGTTATGGAGTAGTAGCAAATCCAGTTATTTTAAGAAGAAGACTATTAGACAGTATTGATGCTGTATATGAAGAGACTGCTACCATCCTTCACTCTCCTATCTTAGGATATGCTTACGATGGTAATCCCATTTATGGTCCTTATGGTTATTCTAATCCATTAGATCGTACCAGTTCTGTTGTGAGGATGAACTCGGGATACACCATCAAGACATCCAGAGTAAATGGTCCTTCTAATATTTTTGATCCTCTTGGTAGTTTTGTTGATGACTACGAATGGAAACCATCTATCAATAGTGGAAAAACAGAACTAGACGCTAACAATGGTAGATTTTGTGTAACACCTGATTATCCAAATGGTGTTTATGCTTACTTCCTTACTATTGATGCTGATAACAATCCCGTATTCCCTTATGTACTAGGATCTAACTTCTACTCCCTTCCTGTAGATTCTAACTATAATACTCCCATCTCTCAAAGAGATTTACCAAAAGATATTAAGCGTTTAGGTTTCGCTGGATCCGGCGTAGGTTTGAAGGCTACTATTAAAGACGTTAGCAAAGGCAGAGTCAGTGGTGCTAACGTCATTTCCTCTACAGAAGAGTTTGAGGTAGGATCAAACCTTCTTATCGAAAATAAGGCAGTAAATGCTCAAGTATCTACTCTAAAAGGAAAAGAAGTTGTTGGTATTGAGTCGAATCAGACAAAAGCATTAGAAATCACAACTAGTCAAAGTGTATACTTATTTGCCGGAGACATCATTACCCAAGGTGGTCCTGGTGGCGCAACGGGAGAAGTTGTAACTAATACTTTCAATGGAAATAACTTCATTGTAAGAAATGTACAACCTAATATCAACGATGGATCTTTAATCACTGCTACAGGCGGAACTTTAGACTCTAGTTCAACGATACAGAAGTTCATTCTCGATGCTTCTTCGACATATACAGTTGGATCGACATTAAACTTTATTAATGAAGATGAACAAGAAATCGAAGCAACTGCCGAGATTTTAGAATCTACTATTGCTCAAAACTCAGTCATAGTAAGGGTTTTGACGGGTACGTTTACTAATGACTCGGGATATTATCTCAGCAGCAGCACCTTGTCGGATACTGCCAGAACTGGAATCGAAAGTGTTCAAGATTTGAGTGTAGGTTTAGAAATCTTTGATATAAACGACAGCATTGCTATTTTAGAAACAGCAACAAATCATGGTGTTTCTGTTGGCGACATTGTTGACGTTGATATCACTCCAGATGAGTCTGGAACAGAAACAACTTACTATGTAAGAAAGAAGATCTACCAAGATGTCACTACAGTACCACCCAAGCATCAGTCTGTAATCACTGACACTGGTATTGGTAGTGGTGATGTCATCAATACAGGCAACTCTTACCTCACAGGTACGTTTAATGATGTAGAACTAGTTTTCCGTGATTCTTCACAGGCAAGACCTGGCGTAGGACTACTAGGAGATCCTAATAACGCCAGAGCAACTATTGTAATTGGTAATCCAAATGGATCTGGTTTTGGACCTGTTGCTAGCATTATTATCACAAATAAAGGATCTGGATATAGAAAAGAAGATGTTTTAACGTTTGTTGAGGGTGTTCCTGTTACTAATGTTGCTGCTGGCGGACCACAAAACTTTGCCTTTGTAGTTGATCATGTAGGATTTGCTGCTTCTAATACAAGACTATATCTATCAAATGTCACTAACTTATCTAACGGAGATTTCCTCAAAGTAGGACAAGAGATCGTCGAGATTCAAAATGTAAACCTAGTATTTAAATACGTTACTGTAGGTAGAGCAAGAAAAGGTACGTTTTCCACTAATCACTATGATGGAAACGTAGTAAATGGCGAAGAGATTCCATTCAGAATCTCCAACGGATATAGACCTTTCGGTGCTGGAGCAGGAAACCCAATCGCCACAGACTATGATGCCGAGACCGGAAAGTTAACTATTTCCTATGATTACAATGATAACATTAATCTGATTAATAAAGTTATAGGTAGTTCTGTTTTCTTCGACGAAAGCACTCCAAAGAAAACTGTTACCCTAACTAATGTAGAAGAAGCTTCCTATAAGTTGGAGTTGTCAAAAGATGACGAAACTAACTTCATTGTCAATCCATCGTTTGACGTATTAAAATACTATTCTTATAGATTTGACACGGGTCACTTCTCCATGGCAAACACCTTCTTGGACATTTCTCCAAGTATTAACTACAATATTCTTGTAGATGGTAAAGAAGTGGGTTCTATTAATCCAGGAACTGCCGGTTCTTATACTCGTATTAGATTTGGATTTACACCAGACATTGCTACCCTTGATCAAGAAAGAGTAGATTTAAGATATAGCACATTCTACTATTTCATCAAAGCATCTGGGGTAGATACAGAAGAATCTAAGATTAATATTGTTAATGATCCTCTCGTAGGAAGAAAGAAGGTTACTCATATCACAAATACCAAACTGGTGTATGATTTGGATTCTATTGTAGAATACGATGGTAGTGGTGAGATTTCTTACACAACCACATCTACAAGTGCTTTCGGTGCCATTCATGACGTTTCAATCAGATCTAGCAAAAAGGACTTAGATTACTTACCTATCGTATTTGGTGTCTATCCAAGAGAAGCATCTCAAGCTGTACTAGAACCTGTCATTGAAAATGGAACGATTACCAAAGTCGATGTTATTAAACGTGGTTCTGGATACGTAAAACCAAAACTAGTATTTGAAGGAGATGGAACTGGCGTAGAGCTTGCTTTGGTCGTAATAGATGGATCTATCGTTGCTGTTAGAGTCGATAAAGGTGGACGTGGATATACATCTGCTAAAGCAGAAGTAGTAGAATCTAATACTACTATCTACCTTGAGTCTTCTAACATTGGCGTGCCACTAAATGTAGAGATTGGATTGTATGGTTCCGGTTTCAACACCGATTACTCCACTAGACCTACATTTAGATCTAAAACTGTTTTAGTATTAGAAGATGCTGATTTGTTCAAACCACAATCTCAGATTGTTCAAGATTCTTCTGGATCTAAAGCAAATGTAGATAGCTGGAGAATGGGCGGTAACCTTCTAAAGGTTTCTGATGTAGAAGGTATATTTGAAGTTGGTCAACCTATTAGAGATACCAGAAATAATAGCACTGCTAATGTTAAGCATGTTCTAGAAACAGATTTCAATGAGGATGTTAAGTCCTATTCACAGCAAGGATATTTCGCTAGTGTAAAAGGTTATATTGGAGAAAATAGAAATAAGATCACAGATTCGTATTTCTATCAAGATTATTCTTATGTAGTAGAATCCGATACCCCTGTTGACATTTGGAGAGATTTAATCTTAGAAACTACTCACCCAGCAGGTTTTGAGTTATTTGGTGAGGTTAACGTTTTCTCTCAGGGTTCTGCTCCTATGCCTCAGGCATCTCAGGCAGCAACTCCTATTACATGTAATCTAAATCTATCAATCAAAGCGATTGAGACGATCAATACTTCCAGGGTTGTTACTACACATATCGCTAAGTTTGCTGATAGCAATGTTAAGCGTGGAAAGGGTGCTATCAGCATTTCTGATGTTGATCTATCGGCTACAAACTTCCAAGATATTAGACTAGAACCTAACTTTGATGGAATCGAAGATCCAAACACCGGTAAGAGAGTTGGAACTACTGTCTTCACCATGTATCAAGCAGGATCTAATAATACCATCGTTGCTTATAACGACCAAGAGTTTTTCATTACCCTCGATGGTATTTTACAAGAACCAGGAGAAGCATTCACAGTTTTAGGAAGTCAGATTGTTTTTGACACCGCTCCTTTGGGAGAAAGGGTAGTAGAAGGTCAAGATGTAGATGAACAAAAGTTCTACGGTAAACAGTTAAAGTATAATGATGCTGTTAATAGTGATCAGTATCTAAGAAAGTTCCAAGATATTAGTGGTGAGTTTGATAATATTAAATCTGACTTTGATTTGTACTATGATGATGGATCTATTGCTAAGACAGAAGAAAATGAACTTCTAATCGTTGTTATTGATGGAGTCAAGCAACGTTATGGCGAAGCATATGAAATCTTAAGATATGAAGATCCTGCTACACCAGATAAAATCAAGTTTATTGGTAAACCCGAAGTAGAAGATCCATTATATGATGCCGAAGACGAGAGAGAAGATAGGGTATTAAGAAATGGACAGAAGTGTTACATCTTCGGCATTGGAAACTATTTCACTGCTACTATTTCCACCGATAATATTGTAAACAATCCTATTGGACCATTTATTATCAAGAATAGTCTTACTGGAAATGCTGTTGAAGTTCCTGATCCTGATTATGGTATTGTATTTGTAAACAATGTGTTACAGATTCCAGGAAAGGCATACAATATTACTGGATCTGTGATTACGTTTAGACAACCTCTACCATATGCTGTCCAATCGGATGGATCCGTTGTTGTTGCTCCTATCGAAATCATTTATGTGTACGGTAAAACTACCGATCAAGTTTTAACGTTACATGATTTTGAACCAGATGTATATCTAAGAGATGTAACAGTAGAGATCACTGATGCCTATGCTGATGAGTTTTTCTTCTTCTACAATACAACTGCTGCTCAGCAAGATCTGGCTAGTGGTGATTCCCTATGGGTAGAAGATCTAGCACCAGTAGAAGATAGATTAACTTATCAAATCAGTGCTGATTGGACACTTCTATCTAGTGGAACAGGATACACAGAAGAAAAAGTATATGCCAACGTTCCTTTCTATAACGTAGCAACACAAACTTTTGTGGTTACTTTGGCAGGTGGTCAATATCTAATCGATGGTGTTCCATTACCTACTCTACAGTTATCTCCTGGTAATACCTATAGATTTGATGTTTCCGACCCATCTTTGGTAGGATCTGACCTAACATTCCAACACCAAGTTGATTCTTCTTTTATTCGTCAGGAAGATATTGGGTTCCAGGGTGAACCAAACTCTTTTATTGATTTGATTATCTTCCCAGAAGCTCCAGAAGGTCTTGCTCAGATTAACTACACCAACCTACTGGACGCACCAAATACAGGAACCGTTGATGTACTTGCTGGTCCTACGGGACAGTATGGTTACGGATTTAAAGTTGCTAGATTACGTGTTACGGATAATGGTGAGGTTATTCTCGAAAGTGTTGTCTGGAATCAGCGTGGAGAAAGATATCAAGACGGCGACATTACATTATCCATAGGTTTTGTTGGTTACGATGGTCTCGGTAATGGTGATATCTCTATTCAACACAATCTAGCATACAGAACCACTGAAGTATCTGCCGGAACAAACGAGTATCTCCTAGGAAGAGTTAAAGATGTTAGTCAAGATGGTAATGTAACTCGTATTCGTTTAGAATCGAAGTTTTCGTGGCCAGAGGATGTTCTACAAGATAAAGTATTTGTATATAAGAGAGATTACAGGATTGGAAGTAGTATTGAATCTCGTAGATATAATATTAGAGGTTTAGGTTATTCTGTCACCAGTACAGAACCTTTGGATGCTAATGGATTCCCTCAACTAAAAAGAAACACTACTTATTGGTTGAATGGAACTAAAGATGATAATGCTTACTACGAAAGAACTAAACTTTTCTCTAACTTACATCCAAAAGATAAAGTCTGTATCTCTGGAGAAACTCATTACAGAGAGATTAAAACTATCAGTAGACTCGCTAAGAGAACTCATTTTGATCCTGGTAAGTACCTAGGTAAGGATCATGCTGTACGTGTTACTACGAGTGCTTATAACGGAACACAATCAGGTTCTGGTCTAAGCATATATGCTCCTATTGATTCCGAAGGAAGAGTAACTGATCTTATTTGGAATAGACCTGAATGGAATGCCGAGTTTACTAGGAGATCAGAAACAGCGAGAGGATATCTTGCTGCTCCTAAACTATATTTTATTCCAAAAACTCCTGCTGGTGGTGGAGCACAGGCAGCGGTATATTTCCACAAAGGTATTGTAAGTGTAGATTTAATCCGTCCTGGTTATGGATACGAAGAACCACCTACTGTTGTGGTGGCAAAACCATATGATGTTCTAAGAAATCCAAACAGAAAGATTGATAGTGTCTCTAACTTAACATTTAATTTATCTATTCCCAATACTTTTTTCTCGATTACAACACTCAACGAGATTGCTGTTGGTTCTACAGAAGAATTCCTCTCTATTATTAACCTCACTATATTTGTTAGTGCTGAGACCAGTGATCAGATTACAACAATCATTGAACCAGAAGTTGCTACGGTTCGTCTACGTCTAGAAACAGAACTCACATACCTCGATCTCGAAACTGAGATTGTTGATCTTCCACCTACTGTATTGGCATTCAATGCTCTAGATGTAAATGAAACTCTAATCACTCAGTTCATCCAGACAGAACAAGTTGTTGGTGATGAAGTAATCATCGAAGAAGCGATTATTGATCTTGAGTTCCAGCTGGAAGTAATCGCTGCTCAGCGAGGTGCTACTGCTTCTACAAGTGATCAGTTTGCTATTATCGCTGCTGACTTCTTGATCGGTGACACTATTTTATATGTACTCAATAGCAATAACTTCCCAGAAGAAGGAAATCTGATTATTGGTTATACCGATTCTAATGGATATGAAAGAATCGAAAGAGTTTCTTACTTCAGAAGAGAATATGATAGATTCTTTATCGATGAAAGAGGAGTAGGTGCTACGCTTGAGGCAGATCATTTTGCCGGAACACTGGCTAAACTAGAACCACCTCTTGTCTTCGTCCGTGATGTTGATATTGATACTCAACTTGTACCACCTCCAGTTCCAGGAGAGGTCGGTGAAGAACTATTTGGTTCTGTGGCGATGCCATTTATCATCGAGAACTTTACTCCTATACTGAAGCAAGTTCAATTTGTAAGTAATGATAATCTAGCAGTAAGAGATATTGAGTCAGATGATGTAATCTCCAGACTAGAGCTCATTCCTATTGATCTTTCTATCGAAAGTATTGAGATTGAAACTCAGAAGGGTGGTGTTATTGTTGTTCCTGGTGCTTTCATTCCTGTCTTCCTTGAGCGTGTATTTGTTAACGAACTACCATCTGGACTAGAGAATGAACCAGAAGTCTTCTATCCACAAGGATCCTTAACATTAGCAGTTACTGAACCTAAGATCTATGTTCTCAAACAAAATGATATTAACGTTCCATTCAACGTTGATATTGCTCAGTGGACTCAGGTTCATCAAGATGATGACACTATCTTTACATTCTTTGTCGGTGGTGTACCAGAGACAAGTGTCGATGTAACAAATGAAGTTAAATGGTTCCGACAAATCGAACCATCTTTCGGTAATGAGATTGATGTTGCTGTTGTAAATATTGAACTAGAAATCATTACCCTCCTACCACAGATTGATGATGTTGAGGATATCATTATCTGGGAGGCAACTAGAGTTGTTCCATTCAACGTTGATATTGCTCAGTGGACTCAGGTTCACCAGGACGATGATACAAATATATTCCTAGATTCTATTATTAGCATCTTCTTAGAAGATGAGTTTAAAATCCCCATCGAAGATCGTTTTGGAGAACAACTTTTTGCTGGTCTACCCGGTCCTACTTTCTATGAAGTATTCATCACCAAACCTATTGAGATTGATGTTACCATTTCTGTAGAAGACTTCTCTATTGCTAGTATTGTACAGAACAATCTACGTTATTTCGTCTTTGATGTTGATGCCGGTGCTAGCACTCTTACTGCCAACTCCGATCAAAGTCCTTGGGCAATCCATCGTGTCTGGACAGCAACAAATGAGGAAGAGGTAGCGGATGTTAAGGGTATCGAATCCTTTGTAAATCTAATCATCAATCCCGTTGAAGATATCTCCATGGAGGGTGTATTCACCATCTTTGGCGCTGAACTTATCGAGATTGTTCAGGATGATGTTGTTTCTCTAGTAGAAATCGAGACCCCCTACATTACTCCTGTTAGTGTAGAATTCGAGAAAACAAATACTGTTCCTCTATGGTCTGGTGGTGCTGAGTTCCGTGGACAAGTTCCTCTAGATGAATCTGGTCAAGAACTATTCCTAGACACCCCATACGTAGGCGAAACTCTAGATCCTATCTTTAACATGGTTAAGGTCTGGCAGTATCAGACTGAAGATTTTGCTATTATTTCGATCAGAACTACAATCGAAAGACTTGGTTCTGAGATTAATGGATCTGAACTATTTGTTGCCTTTGATCCAGAATCCCCCGTTCAAGGTTTCCTTGATGGCGGAGAACCCAGAAGCTATGGAGATGGACCACCAGCAGATTCTGTCTTTAAGATTGTTAACATGTGGTCCGGTGGTGCCGCTTTCCGTGGACAAGTTCCCCTAGATGAATCTGGACAAGAACTAAAACTAGAAACTCCATATCAAGGTGATGAACTCGGAACTGTCTTCTGGATGGAGAAGATCTGGCAATATGATTGTGATCAAACGAATCTCAATGTTGTCAAGCAGATTGAGAGAGATTATCCTAATAGACACCTCGAACCAGGAGCATTCCAGTTATCTGGTCAAGGATTCTATGGCGATGCCGGAATGCCACAGCAAGCATTCGTATTTGAGGTATTCTTCACAGAAACTATTCCTGGCGCTGGGGTTGACCCAGAAGATCCAACAGATATCCAGAAGATCATCGTCAGAAGTGTTGAACTTGAAGATGTTATCTTTAACCTCCGTAGAGAAGCCGAATGGGTTCTTGTTCCTGGTGATAACATTAACACCACACTTGAAGTTCGTAGAACGATTGGAGAACCAACTGAAGGTGGACAACTATACGGAGTTGTTAATGTTCTCAATATCTTTACTAACTTCAATGACTTCGAAGATCTACCAACACCTCCATACGAGGAAGATGGAGCAATCTTCAGTGATGTCACTGAAGTTCTCATGCTTGAGCCTTTCAGTGTAGAATCCTGGAGTCAAAGAAATATTACCCGTGAGGTTAACCCCTCTGCTGGATTTAAGGTATTCCAGGAAATCAGAATCCCCTATGATTCTACCTCTCAGGATAATCTAGCAGTTGTAGATATTGATAGCAATGTTACGTCTGTTATTGTACAGGAAGATGATATTGAGATCTTTATCGGTGATATTAACAGCGAGGTAAATATTACTGTTGTTACTGGTATTGCTGATCAGTTAGATGATGAGTTAGATTCTCAATATCTCAGAACGACTCTAGGCATGTCGTTCGGTATGTATGAAAGAAATGCTTTCGTGTCCAATGGTTCCTTGAACATCAATGGATCTATTGCCGAAACTCTTGCTTCTTATGAGATTTTAGAGTTTGAAAGAGGAGAATCTAGCATCCTCACCAACGGAACAAGATTCAGACTAGGATTCCCATCGATTAATGAAATCGGTGGAACGTTACAGTTTGATTTACTAGATACCAATGATACTTTGGTGCCCATCAACTCCAGTGTTGATCTGACTGATCTTGATTGGCCAACAAGTGGAACAATCATCGTTGCTAATACGTCTGATCCTGATCCCGCCAACCACACAATCGAAGAAATCGAATATACAGGAATCGCCGGAACGTTCCTAACAGGAATCACCAGAGGAGCCAACGGAACTACCGTACAGACTCATCTTGCTACTGGTTCTTACCTCAGAACTATCGGATAATCTTGTATAAATAACAATAAATATCGACCAAAAAAAGGAGATTTTTTAAATGAGTGCAATCATTTCTGATAAGTTCAGGATTTATAATGCTGAAGCATTTTTAGATGCTTTGGGTGATGACTACTTCGATCTAGACGGTAACTTCATTGGTAACAATGACCCGCTAATCGAAAGAAACCAAATGTATTTCTTCGTTGGTAGACCACAAAGCTGGGAGCCTACGCTTGAAGTTTATGGACGTGTTGATGCTGCTGCCGGTTGGGCTGGTTCCGTTGGAGATCAAGTTTCCGTCGGTACTCCAGGTGTAGACTTTACAGCAGACGTTGTTGCCGTATACGAGGATGTCCTAGTACTAGGTAATGTTTCTGGATCATCTGGTAACCTAACGACCCCTCCTGCCGGTTCTACCCTAACCGTACAGGCTGGTGGTGCCGCTGCTGGATCTACTGCTACTACTGGAGTATATCGTTTTGCTGACGAGGATACCACTGTTCCTACAGCGTTTGATAACACCAGAGAGTTCTATGAAGTCTATGATGATATCATTGCCGCCAAGAGAATGACGGTCGAATACACCAGAGCTGTGGTTCGTCGTTATAACTGGGCACTAACCGGTACTGATGTCTATGACATGTATCGTCATGATTATTCCTTCGCTGGAGCTCCTAACACCGGAACCATTGGTAAGCCAGGATCCAACGCTGTTACCGACAGAGGACAACCCCTTCCCCAAGAAGATAATCTTGGAGATATGAAGTTCTATGTAATGAACGGTGACTATGAAGTTTGGAAGTGCCTATACAACGGTTCTTCTGAAGCAAATCCTAATGGTATTGCAGCTACTATCGAACCAACAAGAAACCCATCTCTCCCTGCTATCTACAGAGATCCTGTTAATGGCGAGCGTGAGCAAGGTCTCTTCTGTGAGAACGTTGCCCCATCGGGACCACTTTCTGTTGCTGCTCCCGGTCCAGTTCAGTTCAGGGAAGCAAATGGATACGTATGGAAGTTTATGTACAAGCTTCCTATTGATGACGTTCTACGTTTCCTATCGACAGACTTTATGCCTGTCTCGCTACAAGTTCCTAACAACGGTTCCGATAGACTACAAACTGAGCAGATTGCTCAAGATGGTGCTATTCTATCCGTTTATCTAAGAAGTGCTCAGTCGGCAGGTCTTCCCGTGGGCGGTCCATACTTCGCTCCTGTTGTAGGAGATGGTACTGGCGCTGTTGTGTCTTTCGAGGTTGATGGTACTAATAATATTATTAACCTTGCCATTGCTGCTGATGGTACTGGATATACTTACGGTAGTGTTATCCTTGAGACTGGTACGACGACCCCAGAACCAAATGGTGTATTCGATAGCTGGAATGATCCCGAGACCGGCGGTGACGGATTCGCTACTGCCACTGGCACGGTCATCGGCGCTGGTGGTGGAGATGGTGCTGATATCGAAGTCATTATCGCTCCTAAGGGCGGTCATGGTGCCGGTGCTTCTTCCACTCCTGTTGCTGGTGCTCGTAGCATCGAGCGTGAGTTCAATGCCAAGCGTATCATGGCAAACATCCGTCTAACCTATGCTGAAGGTGATGGAGACTTCCCTGTAGATAACGATTTCAGAAGAATCGGTATTCTCAAGGATCCAACAACATCCTTGGCTGTGGGTGACGCAGAGACACTATCTAACCTCAAGGTTATTCGTGTATCTCCATCCGCTGCTGGTTTCCAACCAGACGATGACATCAGTCAGGTTCTTGCTGGCGGCGGTACTGCCAAAGGTAAAGTAGTTTCTGTAGAAACTCTTTCTCCTAGTGGTGACGAACTTCTTTCCTACTACCAGTCTCAAGTTGAGCACAAGGACAGAGGTGTTGTAAGAGAGTTTGACAATGGTGTTACCGCAGTCAACCCTGTTACTACTCCTTCCAACCAGTCTAATGAGTCTGGTACTGTTGTGAACTTCGACGGAACTGAGGGCGCTATCGTTCTCGTTGCTGGTGTACGTGATACCGAGTTTAATCCTAATACTGGAGACATCCTCTATCAGGAAAACAGAAGACTAATCACTCGTGCTCCTGACCAGATCGAAGACATCAAACTTGTCATCGAGTTCTGATCTACATATTATACTACGGTCCCCTTCGGGGGACCGTTTTTAACTCCCAGGAATAATGTACTCTCATGCCACAGAAGACTAACATTAATGCAACTCCATATTTTGACGACTTTGATGCCGATAAGAACTTTTACAAAGTTCTTTTTCGACCTGGATATTCTATTCAGTCAAGAGAACTAACTACACTTCAATCTATTCTACAGAATCAGATTGAAAGTATAGGGAGGTATACTTTTAAACAGGGACAGCAAGTAGTTCCGGGGGAGGTTGGTCTCAATACAAAACTTGACTATGTTAAGTTATCATCTGTTTCCGAAGTGGGAGTCGGTCAACCAGATGGTACTATTGTTTATCAAACATATGATATTAGTTTATTAGTTGGACAAAAACTAAGAGGAATCACCTCTGGTGTTATTGCTAATGTAGTTGATACTGCTTTAGCTACAACTACTGAGTCTGATACTTTATTCGTAACGTATGTCAATAGTGGCGACGACAACAACGAAACAACTTTTAGACAAGGCGAAACATTAGAAGTTGTTAATGGTATTAACACTCCACTATTGGTAGTTGGTATTGACGGGAGCGTTCTACCAACATCTATCACTATTGAAAATCCTATTACTGGCGATCAAACCGTGATCGGTAGTCCAGCAATGGGGTTTGCTAGTGCTGTAGAAGTAGAAGAGGGCATTTATTTTGTAAATGGTTTCTTTGTAAAAAATAAAAAGCAGATTTTAGTTATTGATAAGTATTCTTCCAAAACTTCTGCTAAAGTAGGATTTCGTATTGTAGAAGAGATTGTTACCCCACAGCAAGATGGGTCTCTCTTCGACAATGCAAGAGGATATTCAAATGCTTCTGCTCCAGGAGCACATAGATTTAAGATTACTTTAAATCTAGTTGAAGTTGGTTATTCCGATAAGACAGATAATAACTTTGTTCAACTATTAAAAGTAAATCAAGGTGTAATCGAAAAAGAAGTAGAAAAAGCAGATTACAGTTTACTAGAAGATACTCTAGCAAGAAGAACCTATGACGAGTCTGGAGACTACGTTGTAGATACGTTTAAGACCGAAGTTAGAGAATACTACCAACAAAATGGTAACAACGGTATCTACAGATTAGGTAGTAGCGGAACCGTAAACGGGTTATCGGAAGTAGAAGCAGAATCTAAGATGATTCTTGCTGTTGGACCCGGTAAGGCATATGTTAGAGGATATGAGATTGTTAACAAGGCAACCAAGAATGTAGAGGTTGATAAAGCAAGAGATATTCTAACAAAAGATAATGTACTCTTAAAGTCCACTGGTCTTGCCACATATAAGATTACCAACTTATCAGGCACAGTCCCTCTAAACACTGTGGGAGGAGAACTAACGTCATATCCTGATGTATACTTGAACACTGTATTTAATGATGGAACCGTTGGATTGAATGGTCTAGAAGCAGAAGGTTATTTCAAATCAACTGTCAACAGAAGGTCTCAACCCTTTGGACTTGATGTGGGAATCAAAACTCTGTACCTTCAGTTGACTGATGATGTCCCCACATTAGAACTTATCCCCGATGAACTATGGTTCTCTAAAACAGTTAGCGGCGGAGTTCCTACTACTGTTGATAAAGTAACAGTCATCGGAAAGTCTATTGTTAATAGAAACGTAGTTAACTCGGAAGCAACACAACTATTTGCCGAAGTTACTGTTTTAGCTCAAAAATCTATTTTAGATACGTATCTATTTGAATATGACGAGAACGGCAGTGGTAGATATAGATATTTCTGGACATCAGAAGCAACTGCTTTTACCGAAACTCCATGGGCATTTGTCGTAGATTATAATGACACCATTCACCCTGTAGCAGGCATAGCAAAACCAAAGAACTATTCTTTAGTTAGAAGAGCAGAAGGATTTAATGAAGATCTAGACAAGATTCTTTCTAAAGGTAGAGCAGAAGATGGATCACGTCCTTATAACGCTACGTTTAACTTCTCTTACTTCGCTCCTAGATTCTTCACAAAGTTAAAGTTAGAAACTTCTCCTACTACAGGATTTACCCCAGGTAAGTATGTTGTTGGACGTGATAGTAAAGCATATGGTGTTGTTGAGTCTGATGAGACTAGAAACTACTCATTTGGAAAAAATCTTTTTGTAACCACTTTGTCTGGAACTTTCAGACCAGGAGAAACTATTATTGATGAAGATGGGGTTTCTTTGAAGATTGCTCAAGAAAATACCATCTCTCACTTTGTTGTAAACTACCGAGGATCTGGATATGCTGATTCGGGTCCTACCAGAGCAAAACTAGTTATTAATGGCAGAGAGTTTGATACTGCTGTTGTAGAAGCTAAAGTAGAAGGTGGTGGAATCTACGCTGCCGAGATTGTCAATAACAATGAGATTAGACAGCAATATGTTTCTCCCCCTGTTGTAACAGTAACTCCTGATCAAGGTGGTGTTAATAACGCTAGAATCACAGCGGTTCTTAACAAGGACACTGTTCTTACTTACAGTAACCAGAATATTAAGTCCTTCAACTCTGTATATGACTCATATACATTTACAGCAGACATTGATACTACGAAAGCAGAATACGCCGAATCCGTACAAGTTACATCTTTCACTTTTAGTGGAGAAAAAGGAAACAAGTATTTGGTATCTAATGGATTTGCTACCGATCTTTCTCAGACACTTAAGAGAGGAGATCTAATCCAATACACAGATGATGCCGGACAAGTTATTAGAAATGTCGTACAATCATATACTGATTCTGAAGGTGTCGTAAAATCTAGAATCCTTCTAGACTACACATTAGGAGCAAATGTCACTAATGCTACGGTTGTTAGAGTTCGACCTGTTCTAGAGAATGCCACAAAGTCTAGTCTTATCTTCCCAACAGGAAGTAAGCAAGTTGCTTCTTTGGTCAAAGATACAGAGGATACTAGATTTAAGTATTATATCAGGAAAGATTTTGTTTCTGAACTTGCTGCTGCCGGTAGCACGGTAACATTTAGTGCTCAGTTAACGTCCGGTACACAAAGATTTGCTAGATATAACGAAGAAAACTTTATTATAACTGTTTTGGATGCCGGAGACTCTACGGCAGTAAATACAGGAGACATTATTTACATTGATGAACAATATGTTCAGATCAACTCAAACGTCATTACTTCTACAGAAGTAACCTCCGGTTCTTTGGTTATCACATTACCAAATAGTTTCTTCCAAGGAGAGGGTCAAGGTGCTCTAGCTGTTTATCCAAAACTTAAACTAACTGCTACGATTGAGATTGATAAGGCAAGACCTAGACTAAAGACTGCTATTAGGAATAAGAGACTCTCTGTTGTATCCGGTGGTGATAGAATCATTCCATTTAGAGGAACTGATTACGACGCAGAAACTATTGAAGTATTAACATATTCAGATGCCTTTAAGTTAAGATATGTTTATGAAGGTACATCTTCTACTCCCCCAGATGCTGATGCTGACGGAAATCTTGTAAGTGGAACTGACATTACTTACAAGTATACTTTTGATAGCGGACAGAGAGATACTTTCTACGATGTTTCTAGAATCATTCTCAAACCAGGATTTGATGCTCCTACTGGTCAGTTATTGATTGCTTTTGATTACTTCGAGCATTCTCTTGGAGATTTCTCTACAGTTGATTCTTATATACACCAAGCAGGTGTAACAGCTTCAGAAATCCCAACATTTAACTCTTCTGTATATGGAACTGTAAGTCTAAAAGACGTAATCGATTTTAGACCTAAAGTAGATAGCACTTCTATTATTAGCGGTTTCCAAGATACATCCATCTTAAGTGAGGCATCTGCTCTCTCGTTCACTGGTCCATCGGGTATTCCATCTTTAACACCAGCCACAGATAAAAACCTAGAGTATACTTTTACGTTCTCCGAAAGTCAGTATCTAGGAAGAATGGATGGTGTGTTCCTAACAAAACGTGGAGAGATTGTTGTAGAGCAAGGAAACCCTTCATTAAACCCATCCAAACCAGAAATCATTGATGATTCCATCGCTCTCGCTTACTTAAACATTCCTGCTTTTACAAATAGCACCAAGGATGTAAGGATTATTCCTGTGGATAACAGACGTTATACCATGAGAGATATTGGCAAGTTAGAGAAGCGTATTGAACGCCTTGAGTTCTACACTACGCTAAGCATTCTTGAGCAACAGGCACTAAACATGCAGGTTAAGGATGACTTGGGTATTGATAGGTTCAAGTCTGGATTCTTTGTTGATGCTTTCGAGGCACATTCTGTTGGTAATCTTGGTTCTATTGATTACCAATGTGCTATCGATTCACAGCAGTCTGTATTAAGACCTCAAGCAAAAGAAGATAGTTTCTTATTGAAAGAAGTTAATACCAGGAACGATCAAAGAGTTCTTGCTGGATATGTTAACAACAATGGTGTTATCACCCTGCCCTACACAGAACAGAAACTCTTAGGAAATGACAACGCTACAAACACCGTCAACCCCAATCCATTTGTTGTACTTCAGTATGTTGGAGATGCTAACGTTTCACCAACTATCGATCAGTGGTATGATTCTTCTGTAGAACCATTAGTTGTTGATACCAACACAAAGTTAAACTCTATTCTCTTGGCAAAAGATGATTCCAAAGAATCACTTTCTAGTTTGTATGATTCTTTCATTGTTAACTGGGTAGGTACAGATAAAACTCTATACAATATTGAGTCTTTATCTGATATCAATACAGATAATATTATCTCCTCTACAACTGCTGCCAGCATTGCTAGTTCTTCTAACGTAAGTCCACAAAATAATGAGTTGGGCAAAGGAGTTAATAGTAAGATTGTCAATGGAAGATCTGTAGCTACTGGAGTTCAGTTCTTTGCTAGATCTATCCCCATTAAGTTTACTCTAAACAGACTTAAACCAAATACAAAGATCTACGTTTATCTAGATGATAGAGATGTTGGAAGGTGGGTTTGCCCTGATATCTCTTATACTGGTATTGCCGGTAACTCTCTATCTACTTTTGGTAACGAATTAGTAACTGATGTCAACGGTAGTTTGAGTGGTATTGTTCTAGTTCCTGCTGGAGCTCCACCAAGACTAAACACCAGATGGACAGGAGATGTTAATACAGTACAGTATGATCTATCAGCCGAAGAAGTAAGAGTAACAGAAGGATCTAAAACATTCCTCTTCTCTTCTGGTGTTTCTAATGAATCCAAAGAAAATCTAGACACCTACGCTGAGGTACAGTTCTATGCTTCTGGTGTGATGCCCTCCAATCCACAGAGCATCGTCTCTACTGGTATTGCTTATTTCAAGGCAAACGAGGGTGTTCAACTTGCTAACAGCAATACAGATCAGGAACTAAAACCAAATCCACTGGCACAAACGTTCAAGGTAGAAGGATATCCAGGCGGAGTATTTACAACCGGTGTTGATGTCTTCTTCTCCAAGAAGAGTAATGATATTCCTATTAGAGTATATCTAACTAACGTAGAGTCTGGAGTTCCAGGAAAGTATATTGTACCAGGAACTCAGATTAGTCTTTCCCCAACTACAAAGTTAAAGGCGTATTTAACAGGAGATACAGATTCTGTCTCCTTATTTAAAGGAGAGAACATTACCGGAGCATCTTCTGGTGCTGTTGGACCTTTGGTTGATGTCTTAGATAAAAATGGTATCTCTTTAGGTGATGAGTTAAGCACTTCTTTCACGATTACCAAAGAACAAACATATACGCTGATTCTCTCTAATCATAATGGAGTTTCCTTTATTCAAGATGAAGATTTAAATATTTCATCTGTAACTCAATATAACTCTACAAACAATAGACTTGCTGTTGTTACTCTTGCTAAAGACTCTGGTAGAGTTGTTGATCTAAAAGTTAAAAGTGTTGGCGAGAAGTACAATGGCGCTTCGATTACAATCGAGAGTCCACAACTTCCAGGTGGCAGTATTGCTTCTGCTGATATCCAAGTTTCTAATGGTTCTGTTTACAACGTTGACCTAGTTCTATCTGGAAAAGGATATACCGAAGCACCTTCTGTGATTATTAAAGGTATTGGAACAGGGGCTACTGGAGCAAATGTTGAGTCTGTTATCGAAATCGACACGCCTGCCGTACAGATGGGTGTTGCCACAGATTCAGATCTAAGCGAAACCAACTCTGTTACTCCAACTTTATTCAAGTTTAAGTATCCTGTATATCTCCAAGATAACACAGAATATGCTTTAGCGATTGAAACTGATTCCTTAGAATATGAACTATGGGTATCTAGACTTGGTGAAGATGAAATCACTACCCAGGCATCGGTAACTACACAACCTTTACTTGGTTCCGTGTATAAGTCACAAAATACTGGTAACTTCACCGAAGATCTGTTTGAAGACATTAAGTTTACTTTATACAGAGCATCGTTCTTCACAAATGCTACTGGAGAGTTAAGACTCACTAACGAGAACTTAGGATATGAATCACTTAATGTTTCTCCTTTCGAAACCAGTGCTAAATCTCCTGTCAACTCTACGTCTCCCTTGTTTAAGGGCAACAACTCTATTGTTAAAGTAAATCACAGAGACAATGGATTCGAAGATACCGGAAAATCCTACGTATACTTCAAGGAAGTTGAAGATGTAGGTGGAGTTTCGGCGGTTACTCTAAATGGATCACTATTTAAAGTATCTAACAGTGGTATTGACTCCTATAACATCACCAGTCCAAGCAGAGCAGGTTCTAGTGTTATTGGAGGTGGATCTAGAGTATTATCAACTTATAATAGAAAGTATGAAAAACTATATGCTCAAGTAGCATATCTACAGTTAAATAATACTTCTATTCAGGCAATGGTAAAAACTACCGACATTGTTCCTGTAGATTCCGAGACTACTAACTTTGTTTCTTATCAAGAAAACGATTTCGAGAAAACTTTCTTAAACGAGCAGCATTACTTTACCAATCAAAAAGTGATTGCTTCTAGAATCAACGAAGTGTTCAACTCAGTTGATAAATCCCTAGAATATAAGATTAACTTATCCAGCACAAGTGAAACTGTATCTCCAGTTATTGATTTGAACGCTGCTTCTGTCAAAACAGTCTCTAACAGAGTAGAGAATGCTTCCGGCAGAGAAGCAAGATACGGTAAGAGATATCAAGAACTTCGTTTCTTACCTTCTTATGAAGTTAACTTCCTGGTTATCGGTGACCCATCTCAGATTACTGTAGGATGTACTGTTACCGGAACTACTTCCGGTGCTATTGGTTCCATCATTGCTTTCGACGGTGTTGCAACAGCATCCATTAACGTATCAACTACATCCAACTTTATTGTTGGAGAATCTACTCTTATTGTAGACCCCGTAGGTACTACTATTACATCTGCTACAACTAGCATCAATGGCATTTCCGAAGAAACATTCCAGTTCTCGGAAGGTTCTAATGTCGTTGCTTCTTATCCCCTAGAACTAACTACAACATACGATAATACAATCAACGGTAAGATTGTTGAGTGGGATTCCAAGGATAAAGTTCTAGTCGTAGATACTCCATACGAACCTATCAATGGAGACTATGATTCTGAGATCTCACCAGGGTCTGCCTATGTAAGATCTGCTGATCCAGTGGAACAACAACCAGATATTTTTAGAGTTGGCGATATTATCAAGTCCGCCGATGATAAGTATCTAAATGTAGGAACTATGACTCTTTCTTCCGGTGTTGACTTTGTTTCTGATGTAGAATCCAAAAATAGTTCTTCTGCTGCTAAGTATGTTTCTAAAGAGACATTCATTAATACACCAGGAACATCTATTGATGTTCGTGTTACAGCAACGGTTAAGGATACAGAAAATGTCAAAGTGTTCTATAAGTTTAAGAAAGCTTCTAGTCAAGAAAACTTTGATGATATTAACTGGGTGGCATTCAACGTTGATGGAAATCCAGACAACACAGATATTGCTACTTCCGGCAACTCTATCTCTGGAAACTACGAAACACAAGCAGAATATCAAGAGTTTAAATATAGTGTAAGTAACTTACCCGAGTTTTCTTCTTACGCTGTTAAGATCGTTATGAAGACAGATGAACCTGCTTTCCCACCTAAGATCCAAGATTTAAGAGCAGTAGCTTCTTACTAATATGAATAACTATATTAAGGTAAAGGGTCACGAAAACTTATATCGTGACCCGGAAACCGGTGCCATTGTTAATACCGATAAACCTGTTAGAAACAGTATTGCTAATAGGTTCTCTACAATAACTACTGACATAAATAATCTTAAAGAAGACGTGTCAGAAATCAAACGTTTACTCCGTCAGTTAATCGAAAATGGCAATTAATCGAAAGGAAGTTTTTAGATCAGATACCTTTGAACAACAAAGGGAAAAGATCAATGAAGTCGCCCAGGATCTGTTCGACATCGCTACAGGTGTAACTCCTATTGATCGATTGCTAATCGATGGGGGATTACAACCAGGAGAGATTATTGATTCGACTGGCAGTGCCGGAGAAGACGGACAGTTTCTTAAAGTTAATAAAGAAGGAAAACTTCTTTGGAAATCTCTCACTATCGAGAACGTATTGTGGGTGTCGAAAGACGGAGACGATGCCAACGACGGTCTAAGTGCTGAGACAGCAAAAGCATCTATCGGGGCTGCTCTTAGAACAGCACAGAGAGGATTCTTTGGTAAGTTATGTGACGGTGCTAACAATATTCTGTTAAACAGAAAACTTCTCCAGGATGAAGTAGTCGGAGAACTTCTAACCGAGTATAAGGATTATGCCAGAGGCAACAGATGGATTGATGCCTACGACACTATCCAGAACAACGTTGATTATATTGCTAACGAAGGATTCGAGAGAGGACTAGCGAGATACCTATTAATCAATCCAGGATTTACTGTTCCTAACGGAAACCAGGAATGCATCGATGACGTAAAACTATTCATCGATGCTGTTGCTTTCAACATGAAATATGACGGCAACAATAAGGTATATGACTATGCTGAAGTATATACCATTTCCGAGTTTGGTGATCTTATTACAGGTGAGAGAGATGCTTCCGCTATTGTATATCAGGAAGTTGCCTATGTAATGATGGAGGTAATGAGACAAGATGCTACCGCTGTCATTGAAGGTACTCATGGACTCACTCCAGTATTTGATAGCACTATTGTTCTAGATCCCCTAGCAATCTTTGATCAGACATCTGCTGAAGCTGCTGATCTCATTAGAAGAAATAAGAACTTTATTGCTGCTGAAGGTTACGACCGAATGATTGCTAACCCAGCATTTGCTGGATTTGTCGGAACAGGAACACCACAAGATTGTATTGATGACGTACTAGATGTATTAGATGCTATCATCTACAACCTAACATATGGTGGTAACGATAGAGTATATGACGCCGCTAATGTATATGTAACAGGAACGTTCAATGGCGAAGCAGTTTCTACTCTACTAGATGCTGAAAGAGATGAAGCTGTAAATGTATACGAGAATGCTAGAGATGTAGCAATCGATGTAATGAGAGGCATCACTGTTACTCCAATTAGCGGAACACAAAATACATTCACTCAGGTTATTGATCCTTATGTATTACCCGATCCTGCTAATCCAGACTGTGCTGATCAAGCAACTAAGATTGCTGACTTGACAACAATCATCACCGATGCCATTGGAACAGATTCTGGTGTTGGTGATCTAACTGGATTTACAAGAACAGAACCCACACCTGCTGTCGATTACGGTGCTGGATGTACTGATGTTGCTTCTGCTATCTGGGCATTAACACTAATCTATCTACAAGCAATCGGTAGTGATGCTACTCCCGGCAACTTAGACGGTATTACTAGAACTAGCAACAACAGATTTGTATTTCCTGACTCCCCTGCCGAGTCTGGTAGATGGAAGGATGCTAGAAACCTAATCTTCTCCAACATGGAAGAGATTCAGGATAGATCTCTTGCCGAGATTGCTCTTGAATATCCTGATTTTAACTTCCCCGAAGATGATACAGAAAATAGATTCTCTAGATATAAAGACTCTTATCGTCTCATTCAGCAAAACCGTAGAGAGATTGTAGATAGATCTCTTGCTGAGATTGCCAATAACTATCCTTTATTCTCTTATCCTGGTGATCCAGTAGAGACAAGACTATCGAGATATAAGGATGCCTATCGTTCTATTCAACAAAACAGAACTCTAATCGCTGAGTTATCATATGATGATATGGTCCTTGAAGGTCTTACCCTCCAAGGAACCCCAGAACAATGTAAGCGTGATATCGGATACTTTATTGATGCTGTATCCCTAGATTTATTCTTAGGTGGATCTAATACCTATACTAGAAAGTATCTATTAAACTATTACGACGAGACCAATACGTTTATCCTTAATGGTTTGGATGGAGAAGAAGCAGCATCTATTGTTGCCTTCACTAATGCCGAGGCAATCATGGGTGCTGTAATCAGCAACCAGTTGAACGTTACTCTCCCTACAACTAGAGCGTATCAGTTAGATGATGGAACCAACACTGCAGGTGAAGCATTTGACAGAGGTCTAGTTCTTTACAGAGATTTAACTCAACTTGTAGGTGCTCCAACCTATGAGTTTGGTAGTGCCAATGATACTGGTAGCAACCAGGCGGCAAACTCCTGTACTGATGTCAAGTCTACCTTAAACGTTCTAGTTACATATGTAACTGATGTTCTAAATGCTGAGATTGCTGTGGATAACAGTGGTTTTGCTGTAATCCCCGATGAACTAAACGTACCACAGGGTAGATATCAGGATGCTTCTAATCTAGTATTTGCTAACAAGAATGAGATTGCTGATAGAGCATTAGCACAGATTGCTATTGATCATCCAGACTTTGTGTTCCCTGGTGATCCTGCCAGCAATCAAGAGAACTATCGTTATTATGATGGATATCGTTTGATTCAACAGAACAAGAATGATATTGTTGACCAGGCATACGTAGACACTTCCGCTTACATCATTGCCAACCCATTATTGTTCCCCAACTTCAATACTGGTGATGTCGTTACTAACCTCGCTGCTGTAGAAGTTAAGTGCCGTAGAGATATCGGATACTTCACCGATGCTGTATCTTTAGATGTCTTCACCAGAGGAAACAGATACACCAGAGACTTTACTCTCTTCCATTACGACGAGTTTGGCAATAGACTTCCTCAACTAGACGACGAGGAGCATTTAGCATCTATCTATGCTTGGGGTCAAGCAGCTTCTTACATGAAGTTGTCCATTGCTAACCAGTTCCCCATTCAAGATCTCACTGTTGTAGAAGGTCCTGCTGTATTTGGCAGTGGCGAACCAAATGTCCTCAACACAGATGCAACTGCTTGTTCTGATGTACAAACAACAGTTGATAACTTAACCACTATTGTTGTTGATGTATTCACCGATGATGACATTGATCTTCTTCCTTATGTCAACAATGGTGACTATAACGCTGGTATGGATAAGTGTAAGCGTGACCTAGGATATCTAGTAGATGCTGTTGTAGATGACCTCTACAACGAAGCAAACGTCAAGTCTGTCGCTAACGCTCTAGCATATTTCCCTGGTGGTGTTTATAATGACATCGGTGAAGAACTAGAGTCTGTGACTGCTTTCCAGGCTGCCGCCGATGCTATGGAGTTAGCAGTAACAAACAATCTATTCAGACAAGATCTAACCATTCTTCCTGATCCTCCTAGCGTAGATCCAAGAGATCCTGCTAACTGTGCTGATGTAAGAGCAACAATCCAAACTTTGGTTGGTATTACTAAAGATGCTATTGACGCAGAGAGACTTGCTCCAGGAACAGGTTTTGCTACTATTCCTGATGCTGCAGCCGGAGAAGTTGATTATGGTAATCCTGTTTTCTCAGAATCCAAGTGTGGTAGAGACATTGGATACTTTATTGATGCTATCTCTCTGGATATTTTCCTAGGTGCTGGTAACAAATACACTCGTAAACTTGCTCAGAACTACTTTATCTCTACTGATGTACCTATCTATCCAGGTCTTGTAGGGGAAGAGTCTCAGTCCATCACTGCTTTTGAGATGGCAAGAGACATGATGCAGAAGGCGGTAACTAACCAACTCTACATCAAAGACTTAACCATCTCTGCTGGCGAAGCAGAATATGGAGACGGACTTGGTGATATCCCTGTGCTTGAATCTGGCAATGCCGCTGCTTGTGTAGACGTTCAGAACTCTATTGCTTCTTTAACTGCTATTGTCACAGGTGTATTAACTGACGGAAATCTAAGAAATCTAGTAGATGAGGTTGCCTTCAGATTTGATCGTTTTGACGATGCCGCCAATCTAATCGGTATTAATAAGAATGAGATCCTAGATAGATCTCTTGCTCAGATTGCTATTGACTTCCCCGACTATGCTTTCGCTGGTGATGAGGTAACAAACGACAACAGCAGATTCTTTGATTCGTATCGCTTAATCCAGCAGAACAAGACTGCTATTACCGATGACGCTTTTGATGCCGCTGCTGCCAACCCACTCTATGCTACTTTCTTCAGTGCCCTAACACCAACAGAGATTGATAAGTGTAAGAGAGACACTGGATACTTCATCGATGCCGTATCTCTAGATGTCTTTACTCAAGGTAACAGATATATTAGATACAACACAGAGTATTACTTTACTGATGGAGTTCTCACTCCTAATGTATTCCATCCTTCTGGAAGCACCGTCGAATCTTTATTCGTATTCAGATGTGCTGCTGAGTTAATGAAGGCAGCGATCACTAACCAGGATTCGTTTGACTTCACGCCCAACTTATCCAATGGTGCTGTATATGCTACAGCAGATCTAACAGCATACACCAAAGATCTAACTCTTACACCAGATCCAGCAACACAAAGTAATACAGACGCTAGATCTTGTGCTAATGTCAGAACACTAATCGATAATCTAACTACTATCAAGGTAGATAATATCGAAGCAGGAACTTTAAATCTTCCTTCTCTAGATGAAGGTATCTTCCTTGATACAGATTCTGCCTATACTCCCGGTGGTAAGATTTGCCGTAGAGATATTGGTTTCATTGTTGATGCCGTAATGGCAGACCTTAAGGGAAGAAGCAACACTAATAGTGTTACTGCTGCTAGATCTTACTTAGATGGTGGTGTTTTAATCCCAGTCATTGCTGGAGAAGTTCCTCAGACTGTAAGTGCTTTTAGCAAAGCAATCCTAGTGATGCAGGATGCCATTCAGAACGTTCTTTATAAGAGAGATCCTAATGTCATTGATGACGGTAATGTTTATCCAAACAAATGTATCGATGTTCAGAATGAGATCGCTTCTTTAGTAACCATCGTTACTGATACCCTATCCGCTGGTGATGATAGCATTGTTAATACCCCAGGACTAGAAACATTTGGTTCTCCTGGTGTAAATGAACTTAAGTGTCGTAGAGATATTGGGTATGTTGTAAGAGCACTCGCTGAAGATCTATATGCCAACAGCAACATTAACATTATTAAGGTTGCTAGAGCATATTTCAATAACGATGGCACTCCCCGTGCCGATGGATTAGTAGGAGAAGAATCCGAATCTATCACCGCTTATAAAGCTGCTGTTAAGTTCTGTAAGAAGGCACTTACCAACCAACTCTACAATAAGGATCTAGAACTATTCTTCGGTCCAGAAGAGTATGGTTTAAGTTTCCAACCAAGAGATTATACTAAGTCTGGATCTGATAAGGTATGTGTTGATGTCCAACTTGCCTTAGACAACCTCATTACTATTCTTGAGAAAGTTGTAACCGATGGGACTTTAGCACACTTAGATACCGTCAAGGAAAACTATGGTAGGACTGGATGGAAGAAGACAGAATCTCTCTGCTACCGTGATACTGGATATATTATTGATGGAGTTGCAACAGACCTTAAGGTTGGCGGCAACGTTAACACAACTGATATTGCTAACTTCTACTTCGATAACCAGAATCAACAACTCATCTATATTGATGGAGAACTAGAGCAGTCTATTCTCTCTTATAGATTTGCCAGAGATCTAATGAAGAAGGCAGCAAATCAATGGTTGATTTCGCCTTCTAATGATCTATACGAACCCAAGTATAGTTTAGAACCTCTATACTTCGACAGCAATGTTATTCGTGATTTTGAATATCCATATTGTGTTGATGTTGCTAACTCGATTGATAACTATTGGGATATTATCGAGTATATGCTACTAGAGGGTGGTCCAAATACAGACGCTCAAACTTCTGTTCAAGTTCAGTTACCATCCTTCAAGACCACAGTATTTGTCAAGTCTGGTGTGTATACAGAGCAGACTCCTATCACTCTACCTCCAAACACAGGTATCTTCGGTGATAACCTCCGTGATGTCAGCATCTATCCAAGCGATCCTACACAGAATCTAATCTACTGTGAGAACGGTGGATATATCACTAACGTCACATTCTCTGGACACTTATTCCCCTCTTATACTTGCTCCTTCCCCAAAGTTAAGATTGGCGATAATAACCAAGCATATGTCGCTGAAGGTCAAGGAACGATTACTAAGATTGGATCTGGTGTCAAGGGATCATATCAGATTACTCTAGATGATACACAAGGTCTCAAGGAGAGAATGTATGTCACGGTTAAGAATCTAGAACCAGGCAAACTTACTGGCGGTGTTGCTACTGCTGCTGTTATCATTAGCATTCAAGATAAGGTAATCACCGTCTCTACTGCTAATGAGCTTAACTTCACAAACATTGAACTCAACTTCGACTACTATATTGGTACGGCTGGTAACATCACCAGATCTCCATATGTACAAAACTGTACTTCACTAACTACTACTGGTAGTGGTTTGATTGTAGACGGTAACCTAGCAACAGGAACTGCCTCGTTCGTTCTTGACTCCTATACCCAGTATAACCAAGGTGGCGACGGTATTACTATCGTTAACGGTGGATATACTCAGTTGGTGTCTATCTTCGAGATCTGCTGTAACCGTGCTGTATATCTAACTGCTGGTTCTACTTGCTCTATCACGAACTCCAACACTGACTTCGGTAACTTCGGACTAGTTGCTGATGGTGTATCGCCACTACAATACACAGCACAAGTTGATGGAACTCAATCTCCTGGTTCCGTTTTCAATCTTAAGAATCTACCCAAGAGACCTTACATCGGTCAGGGTATCACGATTGGTAATAATGGTCAACCTTATTACTTTATTCAAGAGATAAATATTACCAACGGTGGTAGTGGCTATGCCTCTCCTCCATCCGTTGTTATTGATGATCCAACTGGTCCAAGCGGTATTCCTGCTCAGGCTATTGCTAACTTGACAAATGGTGTTGTAACTTCGATTACAATCGTTTCCTCTGGTTCACAGTTTATTAATCCTCCAAACATTACATTGGTTGGTGGTTCTCCTACTGTTACAGCAACAGTAGAACCAGAAATGTATCCACAATATTATAGCATTGTTACCTCAACACAACCAGATGCTGAAGGTAAAGCAACCATCACTACTGATGAAAATATTGCCTTTGACTTGAATGATGGTGATGAAGTCTACTTCTTCCAGCAGACTAGAATCATCGCCAACTCTCATTGTATGGAATATGTGGGTGCTGGAACTAAGATTCAAGAAGCCATTCCTGCTAGAGGTGGAGTTCCCATCCAAGCAAATGAAGTTGTTGAACTTAATGGTGGTAAGGTTGCTTTCACCAGCACAGACCAACTAGGTAACTTCAGAATCGGTCAAGGTCTACAGATTAACCAGAACACTGGTACATTATCTGGAGATTCATTCCAAAGATCTCTCTTCGTTACAGTAACCCCCTTCATTCTCGCCCTATCATAAGTAAAAAACAATGGCTGGTTTACCCCTAAATAATTTTAAGACTATTACATCAGATGTAACAACATCATCTACTAGTGTCTACGAAGCACCTCTTGGTTTTAAATCTGTATTCCTTTTGGCACAGATTACAAATACAAGTGGAACAACGCCATATGAAGTAACATTCAAGTTTGGCAGAGGCGCGGTTACTACAGACGTTGTTTCTGATTTTACTATTCCGGCAAATGATACCTTAAATCTATTAACTGGAAAACTAGTATTAGAAACTGGAGATTTTATCGAAGTCTCTGGATCAGACGCTACCGGTAATGATCTTAAGTTTATTGCAAGTATCCTAGAAACATCCGCTTGATCGTTAAATGTCCCAAATCAGCAGACTCCTTAGTAATAGAGTAAAGGTAAAAGGTCCACTAGAAGTTGGTCCTGGTAGATACACCTACCTTGCTCTAGAAGAAGCGGAACCTAATCTAGGTGCTCCTCCGGGACCGGCTCCGGTTGGTCAAGTATATGTATTGGCATCTGACGAAACCGGATTTAGATTTTGGCAACTTATTGATCCTGCTGGTCAGGGCATTCAGGGCATTCAGGGTATCCAAGGCACTCAGGGTATCCAAGGTATAGGAAACCAAGGTATCCAAGGTATTCAGGGTATTCAAGGTATAGGAAACCAAGGTATTCAGGGTATTCAAGGTGAACAAGGTATCCAAGGTGTTGATGGTACATCAGTAGAGATTATTGGATCGGTTCCTGATGTAAACGTAATTGGTGATCCACAGGCAACATTAAATGGAGCATTCCCATCTGCTGTAGCAGGTAATGGTGTTCTTGATGATGCAACTGGAGATCTTTGGGTATACGATGGTGCTCTATGGGTCAACGTAGGACCAGTTAGAGGACCACAGGGTACTCAAGGTATTCAAGGAGATTTTGGACCACAGGGCATCCAGGGTATCCAAGGTGATCAAGGCATTCAAGGTGTTCAGGGTGATCAAGGCATCCAAGGCATCCAAGGTGGTGGTAATCAGGGTATTCAGGGTTTACAGGGCGATTTTGGTATTCAGGGTATCCAAGGTGATCTTGGACCACAGGGTACTCAAGGTATCCAAGGCGAACAAGGCGTCCAAGGTACTCAAGGTTTTGACGGATTCCAAGGAACTCAAGGAACGAGAGGATTCCAAGGTATTCAAGGTATCCAAGGAGACCAGGGTGTACAGGGTGATTTCGGTATTCAAGGTGATCTTGGACCACAGGGTATCCAGGGTATCCAGGGAGATCAAGGTGTCCAAGGCATCCAAGGTGGTGGCGGTCAGGGTATTCAGGGCATTCAAGGTGATGCTATCCAAGGCACTCAGGGTCTCCAAGGAGATCAAGGCACTCAGGGCATCCAAGGAGACCAAGGTATTCAGGGCATCCAAGGTCTAAGTATCCAAGGTGTCCAAGGTATTCAAGGAGACCAAGGTATTCAGGGTATCCAAGGTACTGGTATTCAGGGTTTACAGGGTATTCAAGGAGATCAAGGCATCCAAGGTACTCAAGGTTTCCAAGGTGTTCAAGGACAACGTGGATCACAAGGTTTCCAAGGTATTCAAGGTGATCTAGGTATTCAAGGAGAAGTTGGACCTCAAGGTGTTAGAGGATTTACTGGTCTTCAAGGTAATACAGGTAATACTGGTAACCAAGGTTTCCAGGGTATCCAGGGAGATCAAGGCATCCAAGGTATCCAGGGAGATCAAGGTATCCAAGGTATTCAAGGTTTCCGTGGTAGAGACTTTATTGTTATCGGTTCTCTTGATGACGTAACTCTAGGTGGAGTTCTAACAGAAGTTAGCGGTGGTAGTGTTGGTAGTATTGACCAGTTTAGTGTTACTAATAACACTGGTACTACTTCACTTGGTTCTGGGCAGTACACGGTAACTGTACAAGGAGACCTCGGTGGAGCGGATGCTTTCTTACAGTTCCAAGTAGATGGAGCAGGTAATGTTACCGTAGATTCTTTATATGGAGGAACTGGATTCCAACTTAATGAAGCGGTTACTCTAAATGATACCGATCTTGGCGGTAGTGGTGCTGGTACTATTTCTCTCATCGTAAGAGCAGATACACTCTGGACCTTTGCTAATATTTCTGCTTACATTAGTTCTGAGTTTGATGGTAATCCACCCAAGAATAAACTTGCCGGATTCAATGACGGTATTATCGACGAAGCATCTGGTGACATTTATGTTCTGCAATCGGATAATGTTACTTGGGTTAACGTAGGTAATCTAAGAGGTATCCAAGGTCTTCAAGGCATCCAAGGTATTCAAGGTATCCAAGGAGACCAGGGAGTACAGGGTATCCAAGGAGACCAGGGAATACAGGGTATCCAAGGAGACCAGGGTGTACAGGGTATTCAGGGTATTCAAGGAGACCAGGGTATTCAGGGTGTCCAGGGTGGACAAGGCGATAAAGCAGGTTTAGTTTTTGAGTTTGATAGTTCTACAGCGACTGGAGATCCTGGCAGCGGTATTATTAGATTTGACGCTTTAACTCCAGCATCTACCACAATCGTTAGGGTCAATAACCTTACTCTTACAAGCGGAAATATTCGTAGTTATATCCAATCGTGGGTAAACTATGGTTTTGCTGGAAATCTAGGAACTCTTCTTCTCGTAGATAATAGCAACGATGATAATGATTTTTCTGCTTTCCAAGTTGAAAGCATCGATGACACCAATGTTGGTTGGTTGGAGCTTGCCGTTACAAACGGATCCGGTGTTGGTTTTGCTGATGCTGACGTTATTGCCTTACAGTTTATTCCTGCTGGTGCTCAGGGCATTCAAGGTCCACAAGGTTCACAAGGTTCACAAGGTATCCAAGGAAACCAGGGTATTCAAGGTATCCAAGGAGACCAAGGAGTACAGGGTATTCAAGGTGTCCAGGGTGTCCAGGGTGTCCAGGGCATTCAAGGTCCACAAGGTTCACAAGGTATCCAAGGAGACCAGGGTATTCAAGGTATCCAAGGAGACCAGGGAGTACAGGGTATTCAAGGTATTCAAGGTTTATCCATTCAAGGAACTCAAGGAACTCAAGGGTTCCAAGGTGTTCAAGGTAATGAAGGAACATCGCTAGTTATCGTAGGATCTGTCCCTGATGTTTCGTTAGGCGGAACTCTTACTACCGACACACAGAAGAGTAACTACTTAATCACTCAGTTTGATGGTGATCCCAATCCTCAGATTCAGCAAAACCAAGGCATCATTGACGAAGCAACTGGTGACCTTTGGGTGTATGACGGTACTCAATTTACCAATGTAGGTACTATTAAAGGTAACCAAGGCACTCAGGGTACACAGGGTCCCCAAGGCGTTCAAGGTTTTACTGGTATTCAGGGACCAGTTGGTAACTTCGGTGGTGCTACTTTCAACTACACATTTAGTAACAGCACTCTTGTACAAGATCCTGGCATCAGCAACTTAGCATTAAATAATAGCACCCAATCTAGTGCTAATAGGTTATCAATCGATCAACAGGATGATGATCTAGGTGTTATCGATAACTTCTTAGTAAGCATTGATAGTTCTACTTCTACGATTAAGGGTCATTTTAAGATTTCCACCAACGGAGATCCATCCGAATACTTGTTCTTTGCTATCAATGATTTAACAAATCAAACCGGATGGTGGGAAATAGATTGTACTTTTGTATCCGGGTCTGGGGTTGTATTCGTTAATAACGACGATGTTCTAATTACATTTGCCAGAACTGGTGATATTGGTAACCAAGGATCTCAAGGTATCCAAGGCATTCAAGGAGATCAAGGCGTCCAAGGCGAACAAGGTATCCAAGGTCTAAGTAATCAAGGTATCCAGGGTATCCAAGGAGATCAAGGTGTCCAGGGTATTCAAGGTGACTTAGGTATTCAAGGACAAGTTGGTGCTGCTCTAAAGATCATCGACACTGTTGAAGCTCCAGATTCTCCTATTGATCAAACTAGTCAAGCAACTATCAATGCTGATATCGATAACTGGTTAGAAGTTAACAGACCAGAAGGAGCATATAGCACTACTGTAGGACCCTTAAATCAGGGTGATGCTGTTATTGATGATGCTACGGGAGATATTTACATCTATGACGGAGCAGACTGGAGTAACAGCGGAAACCTTAGAGGACCACAAGGTCCACAAGGCGTTCAAGGCACTCAAGGTATCCAAGGAGATCAAGGCGTTCAAGGTATCCAGGGTTTAAGTAATCAAGGTATCCAAGGAGATCAAGGTATCCAGGGTATCCAAGGAGACCAGGGTATTCAGGGTGTTCAGGGAGATCAAGGTATCCAGGGTATCCAAGGAGACCAGGGCGTACAAGGTACTCTAGGTAATACTGGACTTACAGGACCACAAGGAACTCAAGGTGTTCAAGGTATTAAAGGAGATCTAGGTGATACTGGTATTCAAGGTACTACTGGTCCTACGGCGTCAGTCCCTGATGATATTGAAAATATTACATTAGTGGAAGCATTTGACGGAGTTAGAACTGAGTTTACTGTACAGAAAGGCGGAGTCACATTAACGAATGATGATGTTCTGGTAGAGGTATCCAGACTGATGATTTCTGTTGGTGGTATTATCCAAGAACCCGATCCATCTGGATTTGGAGCAGGTGGTACAGTTGGTTTTAGACTAAATACTTCTAATGGAACAGATAATCTGGTGATCCGATTTGCCGAAGCACCAGACAGCACCCAGAGCTTCTTCGGTGTTGTTTTCCAACAAACCAACAGCCCCACCACCACATACGCTACGAGAGAATACGCTCTCACTAAAGCTATCATATTCGGAGTCTAACCTAAGTCATGGCAAGAAGAAAAGAAGAAAAATATCTATTTGACGCCTCCACAAGACAGGTGTCGATTCCCGGACATGTTAATACCAATGATATGTTGACGATTATCAATGTTACCGATAACATTGTTATTCAGTCATTGGAACCAGGAAAGGGTATTACCAACCGTGAGCACTTCCATCCTCTCATTGGAACCGATCCAAACTTTGCGTGGTCTATTGACGGATATTGTGTTTTTACATTAGAATATGATACAACGGCAATGGATGATGCCGATGAACTTCTTATCTTTGTAGAGGACGAAAGGAAAGGATTAACCATTAGACCTTATGATGCGGCGGTGGATGGCATCGAGAGAATGAAGGTCTCTCAACCAGAAACGTTGATTGATGCCGACTTTGAGTATGGTTTACAAGATTCCAAGTGGCAGAATCTAGGATATAACAATGGATATCCATCTTTCTCAGAAGGAATCGGTCTTCCTTTAGATTTATCCGGTGGTTCTATCTCTTCTAACGGAGCAAGTCCAAACTCTACTATTACAGTTAATGCTCCAGGTCAAGCATTGGCAGTAGGTGATGCTGTTGTTGTCAAAGGACTTCAAGAAGGAAAATCACTTGCTGAAGGTGCATTTGTTGTAGTAACTAGCGACAACGTTAATAACTTTGCTTATCAAGCAAAAGGACTTGTTACTGGTGCTAACTTAGAATCTTCTTTTACTTCTGTTAGAGAAGCAGCTATTTTTGATCAAGCAGGATTAGACATTGCTCAATATAGCAGCACTGCTGGTCAGGTAAATGTTACGTTGACATTTAACACACCCCATGGTTTGATTCCAGGAACTCCTTTCATTTTAGTTGACACGGCAGCAAATATTCAAACCGAAGAAGGTCCTTTCTTTGTTAATGAAGTTGTAGATGATTTGACTATCATTTATGATAGTGGGCAGACCCAGGCTGGTAATACGGTTAACTCTGGTCTTTTTCTGTATGCTGTCTCAAATGCTAGTTTCACTCATAGACCATTTGACGGCGGTGTAGAACTATCCTCTTTCTATCCTATTGCTGGACTAGAGGCAAAAAGACAATCCAGAAGATATTTTAGATATCAAGCAGGTAAGAGCATTAACTTTGCTTCGGGAACTTTATTTTGTCCTTCTCTTGATATCACATCGATATTTACAGATGCTGCCGGTATTATGTCCGTCACAACAGAAAGACCTCATGGATTCCAAGCAGGTGTAAAAGTAGCACTTAGCGATATTGTAAGCACTGGATATAACTCCCCGATCGATGATTATGTCTACACACCTTATACAGTAACCGGCGTCACTGATGACGACACTTTCCAGATTGATATTATTAGTGAACCACTAAACTCTAGTCTCCCTAACGTATCGTCTATTACTCTTAATGCCGCTGCTACGCTGGGCATTTCACCAAAGGTAACCGCTACAAACTGGACTGCTGGAGCTGTTCGTTCTGGAATGTTTGATGATGCTAATGGTATGTTCTGGGAATATGATGGAAATGAACTATTTGCTGTAATAAGAAGTTCTACTACTCAAGTAACCGGAACTGTTACTTTGACTAACAACAGTAACTTAGTTCAGGGAACTGGAACAAGATTCGGAGAACAGTTAACTGCCGGAGATAAACTTTTCATCAAGGGTCAGGTTTATACCATTGCTGCCGTAAGAGACGCTAATAACGTTAATATTAATCCCGCTTATAGAGGAGTATCAACACCAGCTGGATCTGTTGATAAGATCTCTATGGTAAGAGAGACTAGAGTTAGATCATCAGACTTCAACTTTGATACTTTAGACGGTGATGGTCCTTCTGGATATTTCCTCCACCCAGATAGGATGCAGATGTTGGGCATCCAGTGGTCGTGGTATGGTGCTGGTTATGTTGACTTCCAGTGTCGTGGACCACTAGGAGACTATATTACTGCTCATAGAATGCCTCATGCTAACTTTTCTACGGAAGCATACATGAGAACTGGTAACTTACCAGCAAGATATGAGATCATCACTGGTTGTAGAAATCTAAAAACATCCACTAATACAGGAACAGGAACAGGTCCACTTTCTGTAACCAATGCTAGCGAGTTCCCATCATCAGGAACTATTGCAATTAAAAGTTTAGATGGAGGATCTGTTAAAACAGAACTCATCGAATATGATGGTAGCAACGCCACTCAGTTAGGAACAAATAGTGTAACAAGAGCAACTAGTTATAGTAGATTCTTGGCAGGTTCTACTAGAACTTTCCAGGGTACGGGCACTCCGATTGATCACCCTGCTAACTCTTCTATTCAACTGGTTAGCACAAATATGGCTCCTCAAGTTTCTCACTGGGGTTCTTCTGTTATCATGGATGGAGGATTCCAAGAGGATAAAGGATTTACTTTCACCGCTTCCCGATTTGGAATATCTTTGGGTACTGGCGTAACTACTGGTATTCTTCTTTTCCGTCAAGCACCTGCTGTAAGTGATACCTTAGTTGGTTTAGTAGGAGAAAGAGAACTTATTAATAGATCCAGAGTAGAACTATCTAGCATAGCATTAAATAATGTAAATACCGCCGGATCGGGTAGTGTTGAGATTACGGGAGTCTTAAATCCATCCAACATTGATCCTTTAGCAGTAGTTTGGGAAAATGCCAACCAAGAAGGTTATGGAGGAATCCAAACTGGATTCCAACCAACATTTGCTCAATATAACTTACCTACTAACCCAACATCCATTGCCGATGGAGAAGTTTTATTTAAGTTTATATGTGCTGAAAACACCAATACATTCTCTCTAGAGAACGTTAAAGAACTACAAAACTCTATTCTAGGAGGTAATGGAAGATACCCCAATGGTCCTGATTTGCTAGCTGTTGTAGTATCTAACAAATCACCCAACACAACAGTATGTGATGTTGTTCTTACTTGGAAGGAGGCACAAGCGTAATGGCATTATCGAGAGGTCAAATACTAAATCAACCTGTAGTATCAGATCCTGATCAGGTTTTAGGAGGAAGTATCACACTTAGAGATACTTCAGGAACTCCTGTAGATATTACTATCACTGCTCCGGCAACTGTAAGTACAGGATATACTTTTACTCTTCCAAATGCTCCTCCGGCAGTTTCTGGTTACATCTTATCGTTTACAACAGCAGGTGTAGCATCTTTTGTTGAAAACACTCCTACTCCAGGCGGAACTGTAGAAGGTGCTATTCAATACAGAACATCAGGTGGTACTCAAGCAGGAGCAGACTATGCTCTATACAATCCAGGAAACCAATCGATTGATCTTGTATATAACACAACCACACCAACACCTCTCAGATGGTTAGATACTGCTAGTACAAACTTCGCTGCCTTCCAAGCGCCAGCAGATATTACCAGAGATTATACTGTAGATCTACCAGCACTGATTCCAGGAACAACAGGCACCACTGATGCTGTGGGATATGTACTTAAGATTGCCTCTCATAGTGATCAGTCAGTTGTAGGAGAAACAACAGCTGTGCTGGAGTGGGGTCCACCATTAACAGGTTCTAATGTTTCTCAAGGTCCGGCAGGAAACATCCAAACATCAGACAACACTGGTGGTTTCGAGGATAAAACTGCTGGCAACTATTTAATCTATAGCTCAAATACATTAAACTTCCAGAATACTGCTGGCACGATTCAAATCAATGGAGGACTACTTTTAAATAGCAGCACTCTTGGATCTACAGTTACAGACTCTAGTCTTACTACTGTGGGTATCTTACAGGGGAACACCACATCAGGTGCTACTGGCGTGGAAGTTTCTAATACTGTTGAGTCTGCTGCTGATCTAATCTTAAATGCAGGTGGAGCTGGTGTCGGATCTGTTATTATCAAAGGAGAATCTGGCACTGGTGTAGGAAGAGTAGAAATCCAAGATCAGCAAGTTGCAGTAAACTCCATTACGATTGATGTTCCTGGCAACATCGGAACTTCTTATACCCTTACCTTACCACCATCTGTAACAGACTCTAGTTCCTCAGCATTACAACTAGACTCTGGATATAATGCCACATTAGTTGACAACAGAAGAACTCTTAACTTCTGTATGGATGGAGGCGGAGTAACTGCTTTAAGTATTGGTCCAAAAGGATTTATGAGAATCTCCGGAGATTACACTATCGAAGAGATTATCCTGTTGACAGAATCTGCCGATACAATGACAGTTGCCGTAAATCAGTATACATATGCCAACTTCCCGGCATCCCCAAGTCTTATTGATACCATCTCTACTACGGCATCTAACAAAGTAACAAGAACCACTGCTGATTTTGGAGTTCAAACTATTAATGCCACCTCTGGAGATATCATTGACTTCGAAATCACTGGTGGCACTACACCATTTACTTCTGTATTTGCTACGATAAGTATTACATTAAGACCTAACTCAAAGACATAATATTATGGCTTATTACCTTGACCTGTCTGGTGTTGGCAATAACAACTTCAGGATTGTTAAACCATCTTCTTTTTTGAATATTGGTTTAGTTGGCGGCACTATTAACTTGGACCTTACTCCTGGTGTAAGTGCTTTAGGAGAATCTTGGACAGGAACAGGAGCAGGAGGAGTTCTTGTAGAAGATCCAACAGATCCCGTAAATAATCTTCCGTCTAGTTTAGTGCTAGGCACTAACAGGACTACGATTAGCACCGGAATGACTACAAACTTTGACAACAACAGTATTTCGTATAATGGCAACGGTCAGGATCTTGCTAGTCTACATGTAGATTTTGAAAATCTAGATGCTATTGCTAGTCCAGCATTTGGCGATCAGTCAACTAATAATACTCATATTCTTAGAATAGCATGTGATCCTGTTGATCGGCAAGGTCTTCCCCAGCAGGGGACGGCGGGCAACATTGATCAGGTAGAGTTTATTGCTAACTTAAGATACTCTGGTGTAGACGGTGTTATTCTTACATCGACAGGAAATCTAATCGTTGCTAGAGATGCTGATCAAGTATTGAATGATAGGCAGACAGTATTCGAGATTCCTTTCCAAATACCACAAGGTTCTCTTTCTGCTGTTGGTGGTAGAAGGTATCCTAATCTAGAACTGTATATTGAACAGGTTGCTGGTAACTCCGGCGGACAGGCAAACCGCTCTTTCCCGAGATTTAATGCCATTGAGATATATTTAAATGTATTAGATATTGATCCTTACGATTTCCAAAATAGAGGGTATTTGACGTAGAATAAATAGTAGAAAGTGAGTTGAGTTTTATTTCATGAATAAAGATTCTATTGACGCTTATGTGCCACATGCCATAACGCCTTGCGAATATCCAAACTTTGCTGGTAATGTTGTCAAAAATGGAGGGGATCTGATTCCTCTATTGATTGATTCAAAAGAGACTGGTGGTACTGGCGTAACTAATGGATCTGTTGCTCTTATAAATGATAAGTTACATGTAAATCTACGACATGTAGAGTATACTTTGTACCACGCAGAGAAGGTAAAGTATGCTCATCCATGGGGTCCTGTAGTATATTTACACCCAGAGAATGATTGGCGTCTCATAACCAATAACTTCCTGGGTGTTATTAATGATGATTTTACAGATTGGGAATATTACTCAAAAGTCAATATGAAACTAGACGTAACTCCTATCTGGGAGTTTGTCGGGTTGGAAGATGCCAGAGTAGTTCAATGGGACGATAAGATTTTTCTCACGGGAGTAAGAAGAGATACCACAAAAAATGGTATTGGTAGAATGGAACTTTCCGAAGTTCAGTTAGATGAAAATGGTAAGTGGGAAGAAGTATCTAGACAAAGGATTCCTATTCCAAAAGAAACTTTGGAAACTATTAATACCGGTCCTTCTTATTGTGAAAAAAACTGGATGCCAGTTATCGATCAACCATATACATGGGTTAAATGGTGTAACCCCGTAGAGGTAGTTAGATATGACCCAACCACTAAAGAAACAAAAACTATTTCTCTCGACGAATCAAAATATGTAAATCTTGATTTTGATTTTAGGGGAGGATCTCAGGTCATTCCATATAAAGATGACTATTATATTGCTCTATGCCACGTAACCAACTTATTTAAAAGTGAGTCTGGAAGGAAGAACTGTACGTACAGACATAGATTTATAGTTTTTGATAAACAATGGAATATCGTGAAGTACACGGGCGAGTTAAACTTTTTAGAATCACATGTTGAGTTTTCATGTGGTATGTGTTTCCACAAAGGAAACTTTGTAATCGTATTTGGTACTCAGGACAATACTTCATTTGTATTAAAAGTACCACAAAAATATCTCGAAGATTTTATCGGAGTTTGATTATGGAAAACAAAACACTCAAAGAAACAGTTATTGAATACTCTAAAGATCCGAGAAATGCAGATCTAAACTTTAATATGGGGTATAAGTACCAGGAGTTAAATCAAGGTGCTTCTGCTTTTTCTCATTACCTTAGAGCTGCCGAAGAAGGCGATGATTTATTGGCATATGAATCTTTAATCCGAGCACAATATAGTATTGTTTCCCAAAAAGATAGAGGATATACAGAAAAATATCTTCTCAAACAATGTATAGTTATTTTACCAGAGAGACCAGAAGCATATTATTTGATGGCTAAGCATTACATGAAACGTAATGATCATGCTGATGCTTATTTTCATTTTAAGATGGCAGAAAAACTATGTGATTTTACGTTGCCCGAAACACAACCATTAAGAACTAAGATTGGATATAAAAACAATATTCACTTTTATATAGATTTTGCCACTTGTGCTTGGAAGTGGGATAAAAATGAAGAAGCCAGAACTATCCTCAGGATGCTAATGAAAGATGAAATCTACAACTCAGCTGACGAAGAGGATAAGAAATATATTAGAGATTCTATTGAGGAAGTAGGTATTCTTGGTGGAGATACATCATACACATACTACAAAAAAGATCTCTATCCCAAACTCAAGTATACTTTTGAGGGTTGTGAAAACATCGAGACTAACTTTTCTCAAGTATATCAAGACATGTTTATCCTTTTCATGCACAAAGGAAAGAAGAATGGAACTTTTGTTGAGGTTGGTTGTGGTCCTGCTGTACGTGGAAGCAATACATATCTACTAGAATCAAAATACAACTGGAAAGGAATCTCAATAGATAAAGATCCTGAGTTCGCTGCCGAACAGCAGCATAGAAGAAAAAGCACTACTATTTTTGATGATGCTTTAACTATTGATTATGAAAGTCTTATCGCTAAACATTTACCAGATGTAACGGAGATTGATTACCTACAGTTAGATTTAGAACCAGCGAAGAATACGTTTGAGTGTTTGCTGAGCATTCCTTTTGAAAAATATAAGTTTGGTGTTATCACTTACGAGCATGATCACTATATTGATTTTACAAAATCATATAGATCAAAGTCTAGAAGATATCTAACACTAATGGGATACGAACTGGTGGTTGCTGATGTATCTTCTGAAGGATCTTGTACTTTTGAGGATTGGTGGGTACACCCAGATCTTGTTGATAGAGATGTTATCGATAAGATTAAGAGTCTTGAAGGTGTTGTAAACATTAAAGAGCATATGATCAAATGAATAATACTGAAGCTAGAGCAAAACTAGAAGATCAAATGAAAAAGATCTTAGAAAAAGAAAAAGAACTGGAAGAGAGTATGAAAAATCTACAAGATTTCAAACTCAAAGTAAGGGGTGGTTTAGAAACTTTAGATATGCTGGAGGCAGCAGAACCTGAAGAGATAAATAATACCGAGACATAATCCCCGTCTAGCATGGCATCCACAGTACCAGTTAATTTAACTGTAGAGCAAGGAGCAGATTTCCTCGTGGAGTTTAACCTAAGGAATGAAAGCAATAGTTTTCTAAATCTAGCAGGTTACTCCGTAGTTGCCAAGTTTGCTAGAAACTATTATTCCACAACACCTAAGTTTGATTTGGGTGCTAGTATTCCAGTTGACACTCAAGACCAAGGATTAGTTGAGTTGAGGTTAGATGCTACTCAAACTTCTGCTTTAAAAGCGGGAAGGTATGTATATAGTTTGGTCATAACTAATGAATTAACTGGGGAAAAAGATAGATACATTGAAGGGATTGTCACTGTAACGCCAGGAGTTCTATGAGCAAGTTTCGAATAACAGTTGATTTATCAGGTCAAGAGAAAAAAAGAATTGTTGACGTAAACGAAACTCCTAATACAATCACTGGACTAACTGATGTTGATCAGACAAATCAGCAGGATAAATATCTGTTGGTATGGAATGCCACGTTGAATAGACATGAATATATTCCTGCTTCACAAGTCAATGATCTTGCTGATGAAGTTCAGGATGACGTTTTAGATTACGGAACATACTAAATAGATATAGAGATATTATCTATAAGGTAAATAAATGGCCGCACCAACGCTAAGAATTAAAAGAGGTACTACTTCTGTAGCATCTTCAGTTGCTGTCCCCAATACAGTAGCGGGTGAACCTATTGTTCGTTATAACACCGATCAAGGCAAGTATGCCGGTATCACCGAATTTTATGTTGGTGATGACGGAGCAACAACTTCTAAGTTGATTGCTGACTCAGGCGCAACAGCTGCTGCTAATGAAATTCTAACAGCATTTACTGTTGAAACTGCTGATGGCAATGCTGACGGAGTAGATGCTAGCCTTACTTTAACCAGTCAAGATATCACTGGTTCTGCTATTACCGTCCAACCACCTAGCAATCTTGCTGCTGATTACACCTTAACTTTACCAGCTAATGATGGAGATTCAGGTCAAGTTCTACAGACAGATGGTTCTGGTGTTCTAACTTGGGTAGCACAAACTGCTGGATTCTCTGGGTTTGATATTGCTGCCGATACTGGCACTGCCGAAACTGTTGTTTCGGCAGATACAATAACCTTCACGGGTGGAACTGGTATTGCTACAACAGTAAGTGCTTCTGATACTATTACTATTGCTATTGATAGCACTGTAGTAACCACTGCTGATACTGGTTCAGTTACCAGCACGATGATTTCTGATGACACCATCGTAAATGCTGACATCAATGCTTCTGCTGGTATCGCTTTCTCTAAGTTAGCGTCATTAACAAGTGGTAATATTCTTGTTGGTAATGGATCAAATGTTGCTACTTCAGTAGCTGCTTCTGGTGATGTTACAATCAGCAATGCTGGTGTTTTCTCGGTTAACAGTGTTCAGGCAAATTCAGTTGCTCTTGGAACAGATACCACTGGTAACTATGTTCAGTCTGTAACTACTGCTGCTGATTCTGGTCTTACAGGTGGTCAAGCTGCTGCCGAAGGAACTGATTCTCCCCTTGCTCTTAAGAACGCCGCTAACTTAACTGGCAACACAGTTCTTAAGTGGGATAGCGGCAATAGTCAGTTAACTGATAGTCTTATTACTGACGACGGATCTACAGTAACCATTACAGGCAACTTTACCGTTACTGGTACTACCACAACCGCTAGTGTAGAGACAACTAACACTCAGATTACTGACGCACTGATTGAGTTAGCAAACGGAACTACAGGACCAGCTTCCTTAGATGCTGGTCTAGTTATCGAACGTGGCGATGATTCCAATGTATTCATTGGTTTTGACGAAGGACTCGATTTATTCGTTGCTGGTACTACAACAATCACCGGAACAGGCTCCGATGCTGCTCCAACACCAGTTGCTTTCTTAGCACTTCAGTACAATGTAACTGATACTGCTGGAGCTAATGAAGCTGTAGTTAGCTACCTTGCTGCTGGTGCTGCCCCAGATGGTGCTACTGCTGGTAGATATCTTCAAAACATCACAGTTGACGCTGGCACATATTGATAAATAGATTTATATGAGATTTTGGTATGAATGAAGTTCAAGTAGATTATGCTCTTCTAGTAGAGGTTATGACTGAAGAACTTCATTCATACCAGAGTCAGATCATTGCAATGAAAGCAAAGATCAAGGCATACGACAGGGCACTCACGGAAGCGTTAAATAATGCTTCGCCCAAAACCACATCCCGTAAAAAGTCTGTAGATACAGATAAGGATGCTGGTACATTTTAACCTATATAGGTATCACCAATGGCAGCACCAGTAGTACGGCTGAGAAGATCAGCCACACAAGGGGCAGTACCTACAACTGCTCAACTCGATTTAGGCGAGGTAGCAATTAATACTTTTGATGGGAAGATTTTTCTCAAGAAAGACCAGAGTGGAACAGAAAGTATTGTAGAAGTATTAAGTGATAGCATTACAGAGTTTAGAATTCTGGATGATATCTCTAGTGGATTCAATGGAACCACAACTAACTTCACTCTGTCTTACAATTCAGGAACCAACTTTGTTAATACAGAGATTACGACAGCAGCAAGATTGCTAATCTCTGTGGGTGGTACGATTCAGGAACCATCAGCAACTAGAGGTTTCCAACTTTCAGGTGGTAC